AAACAGCCGGTGAAGGTTTTGTTATTGGTCCAAACGACCGAACATATTCTGTTTCTGATATTCCTGATATGAAGGCAAGAATAGCGTTGAACCCAGCATTTGCTGGAATGCTGCAACCCCTTATTGATAGGCTGGAAGCTGGGGATTTTGACCAGCCCTGGATTGGCGATGATGGAGAACCCATTGTAACAACTGATACAGGTACAACACTCCCCGGAGCACAGAACCAAGAAGATATAGACGCTGCCCTTGCTGCGGCTCTGCAAGGAGCGGGCATGGGTAAAGACTTTGATTTTAGTGATGTTATGACCGCTGCCGATGCAGAAGAGCTTTTTCAAAACATGTATACCAACCAACTTGAGCCTGAACTTTTGCAAAAAATGGGGACTGCTGGTTTCTTGACCAATGAGCAGGTTCAAAATGCAATCAACACGGCTTTGGGAGAAAGTGATTATTTAAGTGAAGAAGATGTTCTGCGAATGATTCAGGAATCAACTGGCGCAGACGTGGATTTGAGCAACTACATGAGCAAAAGTGATATTGCCGAAGCCATAAAAGCCAGCACATCCCACTTTCTTACCCCGGAAATGATCCAACAAATGATTACCAACGCTCAACTCCAGGGAATGAACGAAGAAGATATTTTTGCCATGATACAAGATGTTTCCGGCGGAACGATGAGTGACGATGAAATCATGGCCGCTATCGCTACCGCCCAAGAAACCCAATACACATCTTTGATGGATCAAGTCAATAAACTGATCGCAGATAGCCTAGCACAGGGAATGAGCGAAGAAGAGATTCTTGCATTGATACAAGCAGAATATGGCGAGCAAATGACGGATGATCAAATCCTGCAAGCAATTGCGGATGCCCAAGAAGGACAATACACGTCTTTGATGGAAGAAGTCAATGCATTGATTGCACAGGCTTTGACCGACGGAATGTCTCCGGAGCAAATTGCTGCTTTGATCAAGGAACAATATGGCGATCAAATGACGGACGATCAAATCTTGCAAGCAATCGCCACGGCGCAAGAAGGCTATCCTACAATAGATGAAGTCCAGAAAATGATCGCAGAGGGACTGGCAAACGGAATGTCGGCAGAGGACATTGCAGCCATGGTCAATGAGTATATTGGTGGCAGCGGAATACTGAGCGCAGAGGATGTTGCAACAATGATTGCTGATGCTGTAGCGGGAATAGGAACAACTGCCGGAGGAGACGCCCTTACTTCCGATGCCGTACAACAAATGATTGATGCAGCAATATCTGGACTGCCCGCAGGACTGTCCGCGGAAGATGTTCAAGGAATGATTGGAGAATCCGGATACATGGGTGACACAGGAGTACAGGGAATGATTGATGCTGCTCTTCAAGGATCTTTGGGAGAAGGTGGATCAATTAATCAAGCCATTCAGGCAGCGTTGGCTGCTACAGGGGGTGGTGCAGGTACGGGCACAGATGTAGATACGGGCACTTATACCAGTCCCTATGGAACCTATACCAGTCCTTACGGAGACGTGGACCCTTATGCCCTGATGTATAATCCATGGTATGGAACAACTCCTTTTGCTGGAGGCACTACAACCGGGGTTGAAAGCGGTTTGGCCGGACTAGATTTGGGAAATCCAGCTGACTATAATTTTGATATTTCAACAGAATATGATGAAGACTTGTTTAGTTAAACGGAGAGAATAATCGATACTATAGATTTTGCTTATAAAACCCTTAAAATAATTGAGGAAAAAGAAAAACGAATACAAACGATGATGCTTAGTGGAGAAGTCAAGGATTGGGAACATTATCGCAATTTGACCGGTCAAACAGAGGCATTGACCTATGTTAAATCGGAAATTACCGAGTTATTGGACAAGGTAGGGGAGAAATATGAGTAACTCCACAAGTGCCCTTGAACAAAAATGGGAACAGGAAGAGAAGGGAAAAACCTCTTTTCAAAAAGCCTACGAAAACGTCAGTAAAAAGAAAACTGATGGTCAAAAATTAAATCCGGAAAAAATTTCTTCTGAGCTCTTGGAACAGTTGCCCGATCCAACAGGTTGGCGCATCCTTATTCTTCCTTATCGCGGAAAAGGGCGCACGGAAGGAGGAATTTACCTCACTGAAAAAACAGTAGAGCGTCAACAAATAGCCACGGTTCTCGGTTATGTGTTAAAGACCGGACCGCTCGCATACCATGATGAGAACAAGTTTCCAACAGGTCCTTGGTGTGAATCCGGGGACTGGGTTTTATTCGGGAGATACGCAGGTTCCCGATTTGAAATCGAAGGAGGAGAAGTTAAGATATTGAATGATGATGAAATTATTGCGAAAATATCTGATCCAGAAGCAATTCTGCATAATTATTAAAACATGAGGATAGACCCATGCCCAGACAAGAACTAACCGCAACCAATGAAGAGAAAATGGTTGATTTAGACATTACCGGCCCAGCCGTTGATGTTGAACTCCCAGAAAAAGGCGCAGTACTCACCGAAGTAGCACCCGAAACACCGCCCCCGCCCCAAGAAACTACTGAAAAAATCAAGGTAGAAGAAGTAGAGGAACCTAAAAAAGAACTCGAAGATTACAGTAAAAATGTGCAGCAGCGAATAAACAAGCTGACAGGAAGATTGCGGGAAGCCGAGCGCCGGGAACAAGCAGCAACGGATTATGCACAAAATGTGCAAAAGGAAAATTCAACCCTTAAAAATCGGAACACGGCTTTGGACGGCAATTATATTATTGAATTTGCCAATCGAATCACGACCGAAACTCAAGCAGCCAAGGCTGCTTTAAAACAAGCCACTGAAAATGATGATGTGGACAAGCAGGTTGAATCACAGCAAAAACTGGCGCGTCTCGCAGTTGAAGCACAAAACCTAAAGAAACTCAATGACCAAAGAAAAGTTCGACAAAGTTTGGCCAATAAAACAATAAACACAACTGATTTTAATCAACCAAGCGCAGCCCCTCCTCCACCAGATCCTAAAGCGGAAGCATGGGCAAGAAAAAATTCATGGTTTGGTGAGGATACAGCCATGACCATGACCAGTTTTGTGGTCCATCGTCAGCTGACCGAAGAAGAAGGATTTGATCCTTCTTCTGATCAATACTACAATGAAGTTGATAAAAGAATGAGAGAAGAATTCCCACATAAGTTTAATGGGGCTTCTTCTGAACCGGAAACTCGTCCCGCTCAGACGGTCGCATCTGCTATACGCAGTTCGAAAACAGGGCGCGGCAAGACTGTGAGACTCACACCATCACAGGTCGCTATAGCCAATAAACTTGGTGTGCCACTAGAAGAGTACGCAAAATACGTGAAGGAGTAACACATGGATAAAACCACGAAAAACGTAAAAAATACAACTCGAGCTTCACGCGAGACCGAGGGTCGTGAAAAAGAAACACGGCGTAAACCTTGGGCTCCTCCATCCGCATTGGATGCACCCGAGCCACCTGAAGGCTATCATCATCGATGGATTCGGCACGAAGTCCGCGGACAACCTGACACTAAAAATATGTCAGCGAAGATCCGCGAAGGATATGAGCCTGTGAGAGCAGATGAATATCCGGAATTCGAGTCCCCTGTCGTTGAAGACGGCAAACACGCAGGTTGCATTGGGGTAGGAGGGCTGATATTAGCCCGTATTCCTGAAGAAACTGTCAAAGAGCGCGAGGATCATTTTAAGATTCGGACCGAAGGTCAAATGGACGCAGTTGACAATGATTTGTTCAGGGACGGCACTCATCCTTCCATGTCGGTACATAAACCGAACCGACAAACACGTGTAACAATGGGCGGTACTAGAAAAGCTGACGAAAAGTAAGTTTTTTAGGTACCGAATAGTAATCGTTCATCTTTATTTCGGAGGAAATAAATGGCCAATGTAGATAAAGCCTTTGGGCTTCGTCCATATAAAGGTGCCGGATGGCCGGTTCAGCAAGCAAATAAGTATTTAATTAATCCCTCGGGATATGGCACAAGCATCTATCAAGGTGATATTGTTATATTCAACGGTGGTTATATTGAAACTGCGGCAGCTAGTTCTGCCAATATTGTCGGTGTGTTTTCACACTGTTACTATGTTGCTTCTGACGGAACTCCCACCTTTAAGAACTATTACCCAGCCAGCACGACAGCACTCGGAAGTGGCGACATAGAAGTATATATCTATGACGACCCTAACCAACTGTTTCTAGTACAAGCAGACGGTGCTTCAGCTATAACCTGTATGGGCAGAAATGCTGATACAGACGGCATTGGTGGTAGTACGACAACGGGCGTTGCAACCAGAGAACTTGACTCTAGCTCAATCGCCACAACGCAAGCACTTCAGCTTAAGATTGTTGGTGTGGTCCAAGACGATTCTAACGGAGACCTCACAGCAAATAATGCAAATTTAATTGTTTTGATTAATGAGCATTATATGCGAGGTGCTGTAGCAGGAACTTAGGAGTAAATAATGGCTATAAGTAGAGCGCAACTTGTAAAAGAGTTGCTTCCAGGCTTAAATGCTCTTTTCGGACTTGAGTACGGACGCTATGATCAGGAACACGAACAAATATTCGATACTGAATCTAGTGACCGGGCTTTTGAAGAAGAGGTCATGCTCACCGGTTTTGACACAGCCCCCGTTAAATCAGAAGGAGCGGGAGTAGCCTTTGATCAAGCGCAAGAAGCGTTTACATCAAGGTATACCCACGAAACGATTGCTTTGGCTTTCAGCATTACGGAAGAAGCTATCGAGGATAATCTTTATGACAAATTGTCAGCAAGATACACTCGAGCGCTTGCCAGAAGTATGTCGAACACCAAGCAAGTCAAAGGTGCAGCGGTATTGAATAATGCTTTTAATAGTAGTTATCCGGGCGGCGACACGAAAGAACTTTGCGCAACAGACCATCCAACTGTGGGTGGAGCTAATTTGCGTAATGAGCTTTCAACATCAGCCGATCTGAATGAAACTTCATTAGAACAAGCACTAATCGACATTGCAGCATTCACTGACGAACGCGGTTTAAAAGTTGCTTTGCAAGGAATGAAGTTAATTCTTCCTAAAGAGCTTCAATTTACCGCTGATCGTTTATTGGAAACTCCCGGGCGGGTAGCAACGGCAGATAATGACATTAACGCTATTAGAAATATGGGAATGATTCCCGAAGGCTATACTGTTAATCATTATCTTACTGATACAGATGCGTGGTTCATCAAGACAGATTGTCCTAACGGTTTTAAAATGTTTAACCGTGCAGCAATCAAAACTTCGATGGAAGCGGATTTTGATACTGGTAACGTACGCTACAAGGCTCGCGAAAGATATTCGTTCGGGTGGTCTGACCCTCGAACTGTCTTTGGCAGTCCCGGAGCATAAGTTAAATGGAAATGGAAGACGTAATACACTGCTTATAATATAAGCAGACTTTCTTACTCAGTATTACAAGGAAAGGGAGCTTCGGCTCCCTTTCTTTTTTAAATTTAATGATATAGAATGGAAGCATCTAGGGTAAACTTATCTATCGACTGACCTAGCAGACAAGCCAAGACGATAGACTTTTTTCAGGAGAAAAAATTATGGCAAACACAACCTTTAATGGTCCAGTCAGATCGGAAAATGGTTTTGAACAAATCACTAAAACCGCAGCGACAGGGGCTATCACAACAAATCTGGACATTGACACCAGTGGTAATATTACCACTACGGGCTATGTTTCTGCTTATTCTAATGTCAGCAGCATTACGTCTGCTACCAAATCAGTAGAATCAACCGATTCAGGCACAGTTTTTACACTGAATAGGGCAGCAGGTATTGTAGTAACACTACCTACAGCTGTAGCAGGCTTAAACTACACCTTTATTGTTGGTACTACTTTCACAGGCGCAGGACAGATCAATACAGACAATTCCAGTGATTTATTTTCTGGTTTTGCTTATATCTTTGATCCAGCAACTGCAACAGATAACAACACCTTTATTCCTGATGCAAGTGATGATGACACCATTGATTTGGGAGCAGCAACACAAGGATGGTTGGTAGGCGGAATAATCCGTTTGGTAGCAACCTCAGCATCAGTATGGCATTGTGAAGCATACTTGCATGGTGATGGTTCATTAGCTACTCCATTTGAATAAGGAGTAAATTATGGCTGATACAGTCACAGGACCAACTATTCAGTACGACTACGATAAGAAACTGGTCACATATTGTTCGGTTTATTCAGACGGAAGCGGCAGTAGCACTACTTTAGTAGATGTCTCTGCTTTAGAACAGTCCGCTAATAAAGAAACATGCACGCATGTAGCTTTGAATAAAATATGGTACACAGTTGGAGGAGGAACAGACGCTCCTGCGTCCCTAGATTGGGATGCAAGTACGGATGTTACTTTTTTAACTTTGTCCTATGACAATATGTTTGATTTCAGTTCTAT